ATCTGTATCTATTTCTTCTGAATCAAAAGGAATTAAAGTCCAAGTAGCATTACTTGGGTCTAAGTTTCCACTCATTTTTATTGCAAACATAGGAGTATTTGCTGAACTCATGCCAAAACCAGTAGCAGTACCAGAATTTGTTATTGTTGCTCCACTAGGAATTGTAATTGTATCTCCGCTATCACCAACTTGTAAAGCTGTTCCACTTGCAGGAGAAAGTTTATTCGCTTGTATTTCACTCATTATATCACCACCAATGTTGAATTTGCAGGAACAGTAAGAGTTCCATTTATTGTTACTGTACCAACAAGCATTGCATTACGACCACTTGTAATTGTTAGATCCGTATAGCTTGTAGGATTTTCTAAATAGAATGTGCTTGAAAGTTTACTTGTTGCAACTGTACCATCAGAAGGAGTACCAACATCTATTGATTGTCCTTCAGCTATTATGAAATCTATGTCCGAACTTGCTACACTTACTCCGTTAAAGTCTATGGTTGCACCAGATACAGTATAAGCTGTTACTGGCTCTTGAATAACACCCAAAATACTAACTGTAATATTTTGTGCTGTAGATGGTACAAAGTTTTGCGAGTTATGTTGTAAAGTATAACTTGTTGCAGGAGAACTTCCTGTTACTGATAAAATTTTTCTATCACCTATGTTTAAATCTCTGCCTATGTATGACATTAATCAGCCTCCTCTATTGTATT